AGGAAGCTGAAATAGCTGCTTCTTGGAATAAAAATACAGATACTTGGGGAAGATAATACCTAAACCATAAAAGTGGCTATTTTAGGGCATTTGAAAGCAATAAAAAGTACCAAAAACCACAAAAAATTTAAGCGGTAGCACACAAATAGAACGCAAATAAGTTAAGGGGCATTTCGCCCCTTATTTTTATTTTAAAGACTTTTAGGTATGTTTATAAATGAATAAAAAAGTACCTGGATTTTATTCCAAGTACTTAGTAAGTAAAATCATTTATCATTTTTCTTTGATTGATTAACTAGAATTGCAACTACTGAAATAACTGAAGTAATTAGCATTCCATATCCACCAATATCTCTGCCTAGGTATAATAAAATTATTCCACCTAGAATACAAGATAATAACAGAATAAAAGTAAAAATTTGCCCTCTAGTATTATATTTTATATTATATTCTAACTCTTTTGTTCTCAAGTCAATTGCATTATCTAATTCTTTATTTTGTAATTGTTGTCTATGGTAAGTTTCACTCTCAGCCATTTTTAAAATCCTTTCAGTAGCTCCTGGACACATTTGTTCATATCCAGCCACTATACTAGGATGTGGAATATCCCCTTTATAATTCTCCACTGCTATTATATGAGATTGCTTTGAAATTACTTGTTTTTGACTATCTTTTGTTTTCCGAACCATATCTTAAAATAGCCTTCTCAATATCTTTGCCAATTTTAGACCAGTCTGAACTTAAAGTAGCAGTGATAGAATTATTGTAGTCATAGTGAAAAGGATATTTTTCTAATATTTTATCTGCACTAACTTCTAGAGTGAGCTTTGGATTTAGAATTTTCTTTATATGTTTTTTCATTTTTACCTCTTAATCTGGTTTGACATAGTTTCGTATGAGTTCATACGATTTATAAATTTAGTATATCAAATTTCATTTTAAAAGTCAAATCAGATTAAATCAATAGCCTTTTTAAGTTCTTCTATATTTTTATGTGTGTAAATTTTTTCTGTTGTTTCAAAGCTAGTATGTCCAACTATATTTTTAATAGCCGTAGGATTGGCATCAGCATTATTTAATAAAGTTGCAAAGGTATGTCTACAGTCATGAATGGTATGAGTCATTTCTAATTTATCCATTACAGACATAAAAGATTTTCTATAATTATCATAAAGAACAGGTCTATTAGTTTTAGTTGCAAATAAAAAAGTTTTATCTGCTCTCATATGTTTTTGGATGAGAGGTAAAATTTTTCTATTGATAGGAATAACTCTATTTTTTCCAGCTTCAGTCTTAATTCCAGCACCTACTATAATCCTATTTTCTAAATCAATATGCTCATTTTTAAGTCCTAAAAGCTCTCCTACTCTCATACCAGAATAAATCATTATTAGAATTGTATCTACCCAATATAAATCTTTATATTTCCATAATTTTGATATCTCTTCATCTGTAAATACTTTTCTTTGAATAACTTTTTCTCTTTTTCCAAGGTCAATTAGAGTAGAGTAATCTTTGTCTACTATTTCATATTTTAAAGCATATTTATACATAGCATTAATTATATTTTTAACTCTCGCTTTACTTACAGCAGACATTTTTAAATTATTGAATAAATCCTGAAGTTGAATAGCTTTAATTTCTACAAATGGAATATCATGGAGTGGAATTAAATTTTTTGCATAAGACATAGTAACTTCTATTGTATTTGGTTGAAGTTTAGGGAAATGAGATTCACTCCATTTGTCATAAACATCTTTAAAAGTTAATTTAGAATTTTTTAATTTTTCAGGATTATATTCATAGGATGCCAAAGCTTTTTCAGCCTCTTTTCTGGTAGCATAATATCCTATTGTTAATCTTTTCTGAGTTCCTACTATATCATAGCCTGTTGTAATAACAGCTCTGAATGGTTTTCGTCTATTTCCTGACATCTTATAGACAGTTCCAAGACCATTTGGTTTTTTCATAATATCACTCTCCATTTTTTTTTAATTTTGTGTATTACAAAATAACCAAAGTCGTGATATACTATATTTGCGACTAGAGTATATTAGTAACTTTGGTTATTAGTATGCTTAGACAGCTCCTATTGGCGTAGGGGCTGTTTTTTTTATTTTAAACGTTGAACTCCAATTTTATAATATTCTTCACTTTTTTCAATACCAATATATCTTCTATTTAATCGTTTACAAACGACTCCAAGTGAAAAAGATCCAGCAAATAAATCTAAAACAATATCATTTTCATTAGAACTAACTTTGACTATTCTTTCTAACAAAGCTTCTGGTTTTTGTGAAGGATGATCAATATATTCTGGCATCTTATATCTAACTCTTGGGAAATACCAAACATTGCCAGGAACCTTTAATTTATTATATGGAGCAGGAGGATTTTTTCTATAATCGATCAAATTTCTTTGAGCTCCAGTTTTAGTTTCTATCATTATATCTTCATAATTAAAAGTATAATCACTTTTTTTCTTCACTGCAAAAATAATAGGTTCATATAGAGAACCAAAATGTTTTTTTGCTTGTACCCCAGAACTATCATATTCCCAAATTATTCTAGATAAAATATGCAATTTTTTTCTTAAAAAAATATCAAAATAAGCCATATATTGTGTAGAACACATAAAATATAAAGAACCATTTGTTTTTAATTTTTTTATGGCTAATTCTAGCCATTCATAACACCAATTTAAATAACTTTCATCATTTATCCATAAATCAGAAGTTCCTTTATACTTTTTTCCTAAGTTATATGGTGGATCAATAAATAAAAGATCAATAGTTGAATTATTTATTTTATTTAACCCTTCTATAATATCACAATTATATAAAATCAATTATTTCTCCTTTCAATGAAGTGTTTATGTATTAAGATTAAGTATTAGATTTCAAATATAATTTATCCTTAATATTAGATTCTAAAAAAGAATAAAAATTATTCATTTCATCTAAAATAATATTTTTCATGTCCTCAATATCAGTGAGATCTGAATAAGTGTCATCTTCGGCTTTAATTCCTGTATGGGCAATAGCGTTACGATTATGGACTAATTTTTGAAGTAATCTATTAAATTTACCAGTTGAATCGTTTAAGGTATAATTTAAAATAGAACAAATATTTTTATAATTATCTGTTTTTAAATTATCTTCAATTCCTAGAATAAACTTTAAAAAATGTTTTTCATCTAATGGAATTTTAAATTTTCTATTCTGGTTTAAAGTTTTTTCAAGTAAATCTTTTTCGATATTTATATTTCTAGAAATACTATAATTTTTCAAAAGATTTTTAAAATAAATTAAATAAAAATTTTCAGTTAATTTTTTTACTGGACGTTTTTGAGTACAAATAAAATTAAAATATTTTAGAGAACTTTCTTTAATAAAACCTTCCCAATGTGCATATAGAAGAAGAACATATGCTTTATTTACAGTATCACTAATAGGTAAGTTTTCTTGTTCTTTAATAAAAAGAAAAAAATCAGTGAGTTCTTTTTTCCTGTTATTAAAAGAAGTTTGAAGGGCTAATATTAAATCATCTTTATTCATTTTTAAATATCTCTCCCTATTTCAATTCCAGTAATAAATTGATCGACTACATTAGTTCCTCTATTAGCTTTCTTTATATATCTATCATTTTCTTGTATTATTGTAAAAATATTTGCTAGATCTCTCATTTTATTATTGTTATTATAAAGATAAGAAATTAAACAAATATATAAGAATGGAGAAAATTTTCTTCCTTTTGAAAAAGGACTTTCTCCTAAATTTTCAAAAATGGTTTTAAAAATTTCTGTTAATTTAAATATTTCTTCTTCAATATCAAGTTTTTCATTTAAAATTATTGAAATACATTTATCTATAAATCTACTTCTTGAAAGAGAAAACTTAGGGACATATTTTTTATAAATATCTAAACCTAAAACTTTTGTATTATTATCTAGAGATTTAAACTTAGAATAGGCTTTTGAGATTATAATAGCATATGTGAGTAATTCCATTCCATAATCTTCAGAATCTTGTTTTTTACTTATTCCTAAAACTTTTTTTATGGTATCTAACTTACTTACTTTAACTAATTCATCATAAAATTTAGAATTTAATTTCACCATTAAAAAGTTTCTTATCTCTTGTGAAGATAGGGTAATTCCTCCAGTATTTAATCTATTAAATAAATCATATTCTGCTTCTACATCATTAGAAGTTAGTAGTGTAACATCAAGCCTTTTCATATCAAAATATTTAAAAATTTCTTTTGAAAAATTAGCTTTTAAAGAAGAATAATCATGATTATTTAATGCTTCTAAAATTTCTAACTCTGTTAATTTAAGAGGAGAACGAAGTTCAACTTTTTCTTCATTATTTTCTTCTGTTTTTTCTTTTAATTTTCCACAAAACCAAAGAATAGAAGAAACTCTTTGAACACCATCAACTATATCCCATTGTCCATTTCTAACTGATACAAAGATTGGAGGTAATGGAATTGACAAAAAAATAGATTCAATTAATTTACTAGCTTTAAGATTATCCCATCTAAACTTTCTTTGATAAACTGGTGAAAGATTAATCAATCCATCTTCATACATATTAATTAGTTCTCTAATACTCATTGAATAGCTATCTTTGTCTTTTGCTCTAGAATTTTTTTCTAAATATTCATCTAAATCTATTTTAGTTTCTATTATATTCATAAAAATACACCTTCTTTTTTAAAATTTTCTGAGTTCTCTAAGTTTATTCAAATAATATTCCATTTCACTTTCAAATTCTATTGAATTAACATATCTTTGCTGTTCTTGATTATTTCCTCTATGTAGCATAAGGTATACAGCAAAATAGTCAGCCTCACTCTCTTGTTTTGTTTCCATTCTCATATATTTTATAAATTGTGGATTCTCAAGAGTATGCCCTATCTGTTCATGTCCAAGTTCATGAGCTATAGCCAATTCTCTAACAGTACCACCAAGATTAAAATTTTTATTTAAAAGTATAGTAGTAGTATCAAAAACTTTAAAGATACAAGCAATATCTTCGATTGAATAAGTTTCTTTTATTTCAATTCCTAGATATTCAGCTAATTCACTAGGAATATTAGTTTTATATTTATCAATTAATTCATCAATAATTTTTCTGATTCCAAATCTACCCATAAATTCCCCTTTATTTTTTATGATTGAAATAAGCTTTTATAAAAATAGTAAGTAATGTTTTTTCAAGTTCAATTTTATCTTCTAGAGCTACTTCCTTCCCATTAAAAAATAACATATTCATACCCATAACTTTTTCAAATTCTCTCTGTTCATATTCATCAAATTGGAACTCTTGCCATTCCGACTTATTTGGCTCTTTCATCAACATTTTAATTTTTCCATTGTTTTCTTTAAATTCAAATCTATTTCCATTAGATAATGATATTTCACAAAGTTTTTTATCTTCAATTTTTTCATCAATCCATCCCATTAAATAAGCTGGAGAAGTATTTAAAACTTTAGCAAATTCAATTATTTTAGATTGAGGTAAATCAGTCATACCTTGTTCAACCTTATGTATAGAAGTTTTTGATTTGTAACCAAGTTTTTCAGCTAATTGTTCTTGAGATAAATTCATTTTCTCTCTTTTTTCTTTTATTTTTTCTCCTATTTCTTTTTTCATTCTTTCAATTTCATCCATATGTACACCTCATAAGAGTTATTAAATATTTTCTAATATGATTATATAATAACAGACACTAAAAAGCAACTTTTTTTTATTTTTTTTAAAAAAATAGTTGACTTTAAGTGAACCATGTGATATAAATATTTTAGACACTTAAAGTGAACGAAAAGGAAAGTGAGGTGAGTCTCCAGTGGTTAATACTAAGTTATTAGAAAAATATATTCAAAAAAGTGGATATAGAAAGAAGTTTATAGCAGAAAAATTAGGAATTACTGCATATGCTTTTTCTTTAAAAATATCAGGAACAAATGAATTTAAAGGTTCAGAAATAAAAATATTAATGAATCTATTAAATTTAGATTTAGAAAAAGCACAAGCAATTTTTTTTGCTTAATTCAGACACTTAAAGTGAACGAAAAAAGAATGTTGGTACAGTTGAACCTAACAACTGCAAAAAGGTAAATCTATAGACAGGAGGAAAAGTAAATGAGATTTATAAGAGTGAAATTTGCAAGTGAGCAATATTTAGTAAACTCATTAAAAATAACAAAACTTTGTTTGGATGAAAAATCCATAACTATATGGTTTGGAGATAATGATCCATTGGAAATATTTAATTTTGAATGTACTAACTTCAAAGAAGTAAAAGAACAGATATTAAAAAATCTATAAGAAAGAGAGGAAAATCTAAATGATAATTAATGGACTAGAAATAGATACAGACATTGTAACTTTTTTAGATGTGTATGCTGAAGTTATTCATGAGAAAAATATCTTAATTAGTGCTAAAGATAAATTTTTAAATAATACTAGGGAAGAATTAGATGAAATAAAAAGAGTAGCTGAATGTAGATTGAGAGCAATAAAGGAACTAGAAGAAGAAATAAAGAAACTCAAAGAAGAAAATGAGAAATTAAAAAAATTTGAAGCGGCTAGTACTGAAGTAAAAAAGATAATGGATGACATAAGGGGGGGAAGTAGAAGTGCTGGAGATAGTAAATAAGTTGATAGAAATCTTAGATAGTTTTGAGATAGAGTGGGAGGACTTAAAAAGAGATACTCTTAGAGAACTCAAGAATAATCCTACCGCAGAGAATCAAGAATTATGGGTATGTATAAGAGAGATGGCAATTTTAATGGAAAAGTATGTAGGGTAGGTGTAAAAATGCTAATTGTATTTTTAGTAATATTAGTAGTAGCCGTAGTTGTTGGAGAAATTTTATACGAATGGGAGGAAAATAGAAATGGGAAGAGGAAAAAGTAGCAAAAAGAAAAAAGTTAAAAGATTAAGAGAAAAAAATGAGGCTAATTTAGTAAAAATGAAAGAAATTGGAGCTCAAATAAAACAAGAGAAAGAGATTAAAGAGTGGAAAACAACTCTTATTACTAGGGCACCAAGGTATGTTTGAGGTGATGGCTATGAAAGAAAAAATTTACTTGTGTGACTATTGTAATTCAGAAATTATTATAACAGAAAATATTATCTGTTGTAGTAATTGTGGCTGTATCTATGATGATGTAATAGGATTACCTATACTTGAAGGAGATGAAAGTGATGACTAAGATTAATAGGATGGAAATGTTTGAAGTAAAAGATAATAAAATGGTAATACCCAGTGATAGATTAACTATTTCAGCAGAATTAGCGGCTAGGATTATACATAGAAATGCTTCAAATGTAAGATTGGGATTACAAAATGGACTATTTAACTGGGGAGTAGCACTTGAAAGAGCTAAGAATGAATGGACTTACTTTGTTTATACTTGTCAATTTTTGGAAGCTTTTAGAATACCATACGAAGTGGTTTTAGTAGAAAATAAAGAAGAGACCTTATAGCTGGCAACTATAAAGTCTCAAAGGTATAAATACCTCAATCAACAGTTGATGTATTATACCATATCCAGTAAAAAATTTCAATGGAGAGGATAATATGAAAAATAAGTCAAGAATATTAATATATACAATTTCTATAATTTTAACACTGTTAGCTATGCATATAGCATACATTCAAAGAGGGTATCTAGCAATAGGCGGAGAGGTGTTACTACTTCTAATTCCTGTACTGATAGATATATGGGTGGAGGGCATAGAAGATGAGAAAAAGTAAAACTAGAAAGAAAGTAGATAAATTATTTAAAGCTACTGCAGATAAAATGAAAGACATCATTATAGATGAAGATGATTTAAAATTATTCAATTACTATTTTTACTCTGAAGGGAATCAATTTTCAGAAAGGGTAGCTGGAATAATGGGTACAGTCTCATTAAGTCTTTTAACTAAAAATTTTGAAGAAAAAAGATTGTTGTTAGCATTAGCTAAAAAACAATTAGATGAGATTTTACCAGAAATGAGAGAGGCAACAAAACCACCAGCAAGTTTAGTAGTTTTAATGAGCTTATTTGAATTAAATGAGATGCTAATAGATTATCTTAGATATGAAAATAGACTGGCAAAAGCTTTACAAGATGATAAGTTAGTTCAAAAGAATTTTGAATTTAGAGATTCACTACTAAAAAATGTTGGAAATATTATAACAGGAGACATGTGGGAAGATTTAGGTTATGACATGGTATATGCTGGAAAATTAAAAATAAAATTTGAAGAGATTTTAGCATGGATTCCTAGAGGTGTAGCAAGATTAATTAAATATAATAAACCTTTTGTAGATGTGAAACAACTAGAAATATTGGAAGAGAAAAGAGTAAGAGTATTAGAATCATTAAAAATGACTGTAGATTTTTGTGATGAAGTAAAAGAGAAAGAGCCAGTACAAGTAAATATTTTTAGAGAGATGATGAGTAGAATCTTAATGGTTAGATATGAACTCAGACACTCTTTAGAAAATGAGATAAAAGATAAAAAGGATATAAGATATCTAAAAACATTAGTGACTAAATTAGAAAAACTATTTAGCTGGCAATATAACTTAATAGAAACAGGAGATGATGGTTGTGAATGAATTAACATTGTATGGGATAAGTAAAGAAATGATAGCTATGGAAGAATTATGGGAAATGGCTATTGATGAAGAAACAGGAGAAGTAAAAGATGCAGCTTTATTGGAAGAGTTACAACAAGGGATTGAAACAACTCTAAAGGAAAAAAGTGCTGATATAGTCAAATATTATAAGAATAGAGATAGTTTGGTAGAGAGCATAGATAAAGAGATTAAAAGACTTCAAGAATTAAAAAAAATAGGAGAAAAGAAGCAAGATAGTTTTAAGAACTATATAAAAATGTGTATGGAGAAAATGGGAGTTAAGAAGATAGAAACTTCTAACGGAAACATTTCATTAAGAAAGACTCCAGAGAGTGTAGAGCTAATAGATGAGGAGATTATTCCAGAGAAATTTAAAACGACAGTACAATTGGAAAAAATATCTAAAACAGATATAAAGAAAGCTTTGCAAGAGGGAGAAGAAGTTCCAGGAGCAACTTTAAAAAGAGGAATGTCAATAAGCATAAAATAAGAGGTGTAAAATGAAGATTTTATTTTTAGATACAGAAACAGGTGGAGTAAATCCTAAAGAATCAGCACTCATCCAATTAAGTGGAATAGTAAGGATAGATAAAAAAGATGTAGAAGAGTTTAACTTTTTTATAAAACCTTTTGAGGGGAGTGAAGTTAATCCAAAAGCTTTAGAAGTTCAAGGAAGGACATTGGAAGAACTAGATAGTGAAAAGTATAAATCAGAGGCAGAGACTTATTTTTACTTTAAGAAAATATTGGATAAATACATAAACAAGTATGATAAAGAAGATAAATTTATAGTAGCAGGATACAATGTAAAGTTTGATATAGAGATGTTACAGTCTTTCTTTAAAAGACAAAATGATAATTATCTTTTCAGTTATATAAGTTCAGCAACTATAGACCCTTTACCTTGTATAGGATTTTTACAATTATGTGGAATACTTCCAGTATTAGAAAATAATAAACTAGAAACTTGGTGTAATTATTTTGGAATTGAATTTCAAGCACATGATAGTTTGGAAGATATAAAAGCTACAAAAGAACTTATTTTCAAAATAGTAAGTTTGGTAAGGAAGTGATAAGATGGCACAAAAAGTATTGATATTAGGAAGTAGTGGAAGTGGTAAATCTACTTCCATCAGAAACCTAAAACCAGAGGAGACTTTTATAATAAAGACAGTGGAAAAGCCATTACCTTTTAAAAAATCTGAATCTCTTTATAATTTAGAAAAGAAAAATCTTTTTGTTACTAAGAGGATAGATAGTGTGATAAAGGCTTTGGATAGAATAGAAAAAAATACAGCTATAAAAACTTTGATAATAGATGATTTTAATTATCTACTAACTTATGGATACAAAGAAAGAGCAAAAGAGACAGGATATACAAAGTTTGAAACTTTAGCCTTTGGAATAATGGATATTTTTAATAAATTAGATGAGATGAGAAATGACCTCATAATCTATATAATGGCTCATACCCAAAAGGACCAAGATGGAAAGTTATCTATGAAAACGATAGGAAGATTTTTAGATGAAAAAGTGGTAATAGAAGGCTTGTTCTCTATGGTTATATTGGCTCTTGGTAGTGAAAGTGAATATAAGTTTACAGTCAATGGATTAGATCCCGCTAAGACTCCAATAGATATGTTTACAGAAAATGAAATAGAGAATGATTTAGTATTAATAAATAAAGCAATAAGAGAATATTTTAATTAGGAGATGATGAGAATGAACTTATGGAATAGTAATCAAGAGGATTTAACAACAGCAGTTGGAAGAGGAGAAAAAATAACTAAGAGTGGAGTATATGAATTTGAAATAAAAGAAGCATATTTAACTAACTCAAGTTCTAGTAAAGCTGTAGGAATAACATTAAATTTGGAAAACAGTGAAGGATATGCAAGAGTCACACTATGGCATAAAAAAGGAGATGGAACAGATAATAAGTTTGCTCAAAAACTATTAAATAGAATGGTATATTTATTAAAATTGAAGGTAGAAAACTTAAAAACAGAGGTTAAAAAGGTAAAAGCCTACTCTGGAGAAGAGATAAGTAGAACATATATCACTAACTTAGCTGGAAAAGAGATAGGAGTAATCCTTCAAGCTAAAAAAGATGGAGATAATATCAATTATGAGATAAAAGATTTCTTTGATATAAAAACTGAAAAAACTACTAATGAGATTTTAAACAAGACTGAGGCAACAGATGTAAAATTCTACAGAGAGAAATTTGGAGCAACTACTCAACCAGAAGTAACAGAAAAAGAAGATAGTGTTGATGATGAAGAAGAGTTTCCATTTTAATAACAGGAAGTAGGAGGTGTACAGATGGATAAGTACACACATAAAGTGTATGGAGATGAACTGAGATTCTACTACTGTCCTATCTGTGATAAGTATGATGAGAGGAATCCTGATTTCTCTGTAAATGTAAAAACTGGTATGTACACTTGCCATAAGAGTGGAAAAGGTGGAAATATTAAAGACTTAGAAAATTGGGATTACAGACTTCCTGAAGTAAAAGAGATAAAAGAAAGGAAGAAAAATAGAGTAAATTTTTCAGACTTTTTTCAAGCAAGAGCCGATAAGCATCTAGGTGCTGATTGGCTCTCTTACTTAAAAGGAAGAGGTATATCAGAAAAAGGATTAGGAAGATTATGTAGGCTTGGTAAAAATAATAGTATGATGATACCTCTTACTAATGGTAAAGAGGTTGTAGGAATAAAATATAGAACCTTAGATAAAAAATGTAGTGCTGAAAAAGAGAGTGCAACAGACTATTTTCTTAACTGGCAAAATATAAAAGATAAATCTTATCTGATTATAGTAGAAGGGGAGATAGACCTTTTAAGTGCTATAGAGGTAGGTTATGAAAATGTTGTTAGTTTACCTTTTGGAGCTAAAAATTTAAAGTGTATAGATACCCAGAAAGAATGGATTAGTAAATTTTCTAAAATAATAATAGCTGTAGATAATGATGAGGCTGGAGAAGATGCTAAAGAGCATATTTTAGAAAAATTAGCAGGATTTGAGAGAAAACTTTTTGAAGTAGATATGAAAGAGTTCAAAGATTTCAATGAGATACTTCAAAGAGCAGGAGCAGAGGTTCTAATAGAGGTTATAAAGGGAGCAAGTAGAGTAGGCAGTGTATATGTTCCTTTTCACGAGGAAGAGGATGGATACTATGTATGGCAAAAGGAAAACTATGTAAGGGTAACAGATTTTATAGTAAAAATTACAGGGTATTCAGATACATATATAGTGGGAATAGTTAGAAGTAATGGAAGAGAAAGAGAGTTTAAAGCAACCAAAACAGACCTTTTAACTAAAAATGGAATACTTGAAAATTTAGGATATTTTTTAGGAAGTGCCCAAAGTATTCCAAAATTTTGGAGTTGGTTATTAGATGAGAGTAAAGAGGAGTATTTATTGGAGATACCACACTATGGAATTATAGATGATGTTTACTATGATGAGAGTTCCAGAGTAATTTGTACTAAGCAAGATTTAAAAATACACTCTTTGAGTTCATTAGAGGCACTTACAGAGGAGCAGTTGGAGTGGTTAGATAAAAATATCATAAAATTAAGAAGTGATGTCAATCAAAGCCTTTTAGGAATTTGTTGGGCATTAGGAAGATTTCATATAAGCGAAAGTTATCCAATACTAGAAGTTAGTGGAACCACTTCCATAGGAAAGACTGAGTATGTAGAGTTTATATCTAGGATACTGTTTGGGAATAAAGAGAATATAAAATCTTTTACCACTCTCTCAAATCATCAGATTAGAAGTTTAAGTAGTTGTTCCAATATAACTCCTTGGGTAATAGATGAGGTTAAGATAACAGGTAAAAATTTAAAAGAGAAAGCAATAGAATTATACTCAATACTTAGAGCTGTATATGATAATAAAACTATTAACCAAGGGAATATTACAGCAAAATTGACAGAGTTTAAGCTTTGTACACCTCTTATAATCTCTGGAGAAACAGAATTAAGTGATGTTTCTATAAAAAATAGAATGATTAGTACTAGCTTAAATAAAAAAAATAAAAGTTCTGATGAGATTTTTTTCACTTTGAAGCATACGGATTTATTAGAAAAATTTGGAAAACTAGCCCTACAAAGAAGATTGGATAAAGGAGCTATAGATATCTCTCTCCAAGAGGTAAAAGAATTTTTAAAAGATGTGAAAGATGAGAGACAACTTTATAATGGAAGATGTATGTTGACAGGATTAAAAGCTCTTACAGAACTAATAAAGATAGACACCAAAATAATTACAGAGTTTGTGGAGTTTTTAAATAGGAGATTGGCAAATGAATATAATGTTGTTAGTAATTTTTTAGAGTTATTGGAACTAGTAGCCGAATCAGGTCAAGATATGAAATATTTTTATAAGGTTGATAATGGAAGGCATCTAGTGAGATTTAATCTACTATATAAAGCTATAGCTGAGGAACATAATAAAACTAATAGTACTTTGGAACTATTAGATATGAGGACCTTAAAAAAACAGTTATTGGAAGAAAAATTTATTATTAATACTAGAATATCTACAAGGTTTCCAAAAGATAGTTTTTCATTAGAAACTATATCTGTAAAGGCTGATGAGTTTAAGGTAGTAGATTTTATCTCATGACCACTGTGGTCAAATTTGTGGTCAAATAAAATCCTTTGAAAATATCTATAATTCTAGCTTAGAGTTGTTTGTGGTCAATGTAGTCACTTTTTACATGTGTGTTATATAAAAGTATAAAAATATTAAAAGAAATAAAAAAATATTTTTGAAAAATTTTAGGTAGTAGTTCCACTCTTTTTTTGACCACAAACCTATAAAAAAACTATAAAACCTAGTAAAATAGAGGGTTTTAGAGAAAAATAGTTTGACCACAAGAATGACTACAAAAAACCACAACTTATTAAATAAGTATTATAAATAAAGGGTTTATGGATATAGATAAAAAATATTGTTTTTGACCACCAGTTGACTACAGTTAACAAAAAGGAAAAATATATGGAGAATTTAAAATTACCAAGAGGAGCTACCTTTTTACATTTCTATTATAAAGGATTAAGTATTAATAGTAGTGAAGAGTTAGCTTTATATATAAAACTAAATCAATGGTATTTTAATAAGATGGATATAGAGATTCAAGAGCAATTTAGGAATATGTATAGGAATTTGAAGAAACAGGAGGCTAAAAATGCTGGAAATAATGGGATTGAATAAGGATAGAATAACGAGCTTGGAACTATTGGACCAAATAAATATTTTTAGGAAGCAAGAAGGGAATAGAGCAGAACTTCAACACAAAGATTTATTAAAAATAATTAGAAATGAGTTTGAAGAAGAGATAAACGAGGGAAAAATTTCGCTGGTTGAATATAAAGATAAAAAAGGGGAACTAAGGCCTATGTATATCTTAACTTATAACCAAGCTAAGCAGGTATTATTAAGAGAAAGTAAGTTTGTAAGAAGAGCTGTAATTCATTACGTTGAGAGATTGGAAGAGGAACTTCAAAAAGATTTTATAGAAAAGTATGAGAGACAACTATTAGGCTTTGATGAATTAGTAAAGAGAAATGAAGAGTTAGAATATAACAATGGAAATGGAAAATATTATAAGAGTATATATAATATCAAATGGTGGAAAGATTACTTTATCTTAGATAAAAAAGGATTAGGAAGAAAACTTACTGAGGAGCTAATCAGATTATCTGGAGAACTCAATATTGCTTATGATGGAATTTATCCTACTTTTTCAAATAATGAAGTTCTAGTTTTTCATGTAAAAACTTATGAGGAATTTAGAAAAAGATTAATAAATGATACAGAGTTTAGATTATTACCTGCATATAGAAAAAGATTTTAGGGGGAGATATGGCTAAGAAGATAGACCCTAATGAATATGTAGGGAAAGAGTTTCAGAACAAAAAAGGAGATACTTATATAGTTGAGAAGTATCTCTTCAAAGAAAAAAATAATCATTGTTTTGATATAAAGTTTAAGAATGGAAATATCCAAATGGCAACTCTTAATCAAATTAGGACAGGAACTTGCTTGGATTTAGTAGAGAGAAAGAAACAGAAAAGATTGGATACTGAAAGAAAATTAAAAGAGAGAAATAAGTTAGTAGCTAAAACTAAAAAAACTTGTGTTATTCCAGAGGGATTAGATGAGAAAAATATACTGGCAATAGACTTATCAACTACTTCTACTGGGATAGCATATTCTAAGAATGGAGTAATAGTTAGATGGAAAACTATTAAATCAAGTTTAGAAGATTTTAGAGATAGAGGATTAGAGATAGTAGAGGAACTGTCAAAAATATTAGAAAAAGGTATGATAGATATGATAATACTAGAGGATATTTATCTAGGCTTAAATTCTAATATATTGACAATGCTTAGTGAAATAAGAGGAATGTTAACCTATCATATAAAGAGATTGAATCTAGAGTTATTGTTAGTTCCAGCAGTGTTTTGGAAAAATAGAGTGGGGGAAGTTCCAATTCATAGAGAAGAACAAAAAAAATACATGATGGAAAGGTTTAAGGAACTAACTGGAGTAGAAGCAGATAGTGATGATGCAGCAGATGCTTATATGATGTTGTGGGCTTGTTTGCATAAGGAAGAAGTAAAAGAGACTTTATGGAATAGTGAGGAGATGTAAGAAATGGAAATGAGAGAACAAATTGAAATAGCTAAAAGAATTATAGAGCATGGTGGACAATGTTTTGAGTCAGTAGAATGTGAAAACTGTCCTTTTAAAAAAATTTGCGATGCAACTTCTGGAGAAAGTAAAAAATTTGCAGAAATATTAGAAACATTTATAAAAGAAAATAGTAAGAATGAGGATAATGTGAACTCTCCTAACCATTACAAATTAACAGGACTTGATGTGGAAGTTATAGATGTTATAAAAGCATCTATGTCTCCAGAAGAGTTCAAAGGATATTGTAAAGGTAATGTAATTAAGTATGTTACCAGAGAAAATAAGAAAAATGGCATGGAAGACTTAAGAAAAGCTAAAAAATACTTGGAATATGTAATAGGAGAGTAGAAATGAATATCTGGGAGACTAAATACTATGAGGAAATAGAGAAGTTTAAGAAAGGGTTTGTAGCAAGAGAGAAAGAATATTTAAGTGATTCTTTAGCTTGTTTAACTACTGAAATTCTAAATCTATTAGAAGATAAAATAGATACAGAACTACTTGGAAAAGTTTTAGATAAGATACAGGAAGTCAAAATTTTAGGAGATGAGTAACAAATGACAGTGCAAGAAAGAGCTGAGATAGCTCTAAAAATTCTAGAGATTTTTCGGAAGGTTCAAGAAAAAGGAGGACTACCTTCTCAAAAAAGAGAGGTCCTTAATCTCTTCCACGATGTTGTAGCTGCTAGTGATATAAATGTGGTTGAAGAGAAAGTTCTTGAATTTATTAATAGAGGGGTGGAGTAGATGAAAAATGAGTATATAATAATCTATAATTACAGCAACAAAAAGATACAAGGTATTGCAGAATATGGTTATGAAACAGAAGGAAAAATAAGTTTTGAAAACTTAGATAACTTAAGAAAACGTTTAAATGAAAATTTAAAAAGAGATATAGATGATGAGCTTGATTTTAAGATAATTATATTGAACATAATAAACTTAAAAAATTTGTAGAGGTGGAAGATGATAAATAAAGAGATAAAGGACATAACATTTGCTGACTTATTAGGAATGCAAAAACAATTAGATGGAGCGGTAGCAAAACCAAGAAAAAATGGATTTGTTCCACGTTTAAGAAATAGAAAGGATATATTATTATCTATAGATGATGAGTTTCAGGAGTGGGCAAGAGAATTACCAGATGAATATAATTTTAAAACATGGAAACAAAAAGAATATTCTAGAGAAAGAGAATTGGAAGAATTAACAGATATATTATTTTTCTTTTTACAATATTGTCATTATGCAGAAGAATTTGCAAAGAAAGTATGTGGAAAAATAGAGATAGAAGTTACTGATAAGCAAATAAAAGAATTGGAAAAAATATTTTTGAATACAGAAGTTATAGATTGTAATTTAGGAACAAAAATATATATGTTCAAACATGAACTTTGGAGTAAGGAAGTTATGGATGGAAAAGCTTTTAAGCAATACATAGATATTGTAAATTGTAGAGGATTTTCAAAAGAGGAGCTAATAAATTGTTATTGTAAGAAATGGAATAAAAATATGGAAAGAATAAATGGAGATTGGAGCTTATAAGTATGGATAGAAAAAAATACTTGAAAAAAGGATACAGAATAAAATTAGAAATTGAAAGTAAGAAAGCTGTATTGGAAGATATGAGGGCTACCTTAGATGGCTTACGAGCTGTTAGATTATCAGAAAAACTTCAAGGTGGACCACTCCCAAGTGATGAAAGTATGGTAAACAGAATTGATAAAATTGTAGAAGAAGAGAAAAAAATAGAAATACTTTACGATTTTATTGCAGATTTATCATCAGAGATAGATAAGGTTGAGGATGTTGTAGAAAGAGCTTTACTAAGATACAGATATATCAAAGGATATACCTGGGAGCAAATATCAGAAGAACTTGGATATTCAATAGCACAAGTTTACAGAATACATAAAAGAGCTTTTAAAAATTTTAATAAAATAAGTGATAGCAAGTGATAGTGAATGATATTGTATGATAGTTTTAAATGTGATATAGTATAAAATGTGGAGTGAGAGAAATCCTATAAAAGTCTTCTTTTTGTGAGAGGGTAGAGAGCCAGAAAAGCTGGCTCTCTAAAATAAGTATAGAAACTATTTTTTTTATTTAAATACTATAAAATCCTATGATATAATATTAATAAATGTTATAATTAGGAGGAAATAAATATGATAAGTTATAATAGTATGGCAGAAAGATTGATGTTGACAACAGTAAAAATAATTACAAGTAATGGAACTGGAACTGGATTCTTCTTTATGTTTAAAATTAAAGAGAAAATGGTTCCAATTTTATTAACGAATAAACATGTTGTTAATAATAAGGAAGAAGAGGAAATTAAAATCTTATTTCATATTTATGATAAAGAAAAAGTATCAGAAGAGAATTTTTTAGTAAACTTTAAAATTAAATGGTTTTTTCATGAGAAATATGATTTATGTTTTTCTTTTATAGGAGAAGTTTTAAATTATATAGAAGAGAACTTTCATAAAAAAATAGCAATTAGTTACATAGAAGAAGAAGTTATAATGAAAGATTTAGATAATTTACAAGCTTTAGAGGAAGTGACTATGATTGGTTATCCTATTGGATTACATGATGAAGTCAATAATTTGCCAATATTTAGAAAAGGATATACAGCTTCTCATCCAGCTTTATCTTTTAATAATGAAGGAATAGGTCTAGTTGATATGGCATGTTTTCCAGGTTCTTCAGGATCTCCAATTTTTATTTTAAATGAAGGTAGTTATAGAGATTCTAGTGGAATAGTTATAGGAAATAGATTAATTTTTTTAGGAATTTTATTTGCTGGACCAACATACACTGCAACTGGTGAAATAATAATGAAACAAATAGATATGAAATTAACTCCTATTTCTTCAGTTAATATAATGACAAATTTAGGGTATTATATACAAGCAAAAGCTATTTTAGATTTTAAAAATATAATTATTGAAAAATTAGAGAATCAATAAAGAGATTCTCTTTTTTTATATTCAAAAACAGGGGGGTGATAGTGGTATGGCTTCATTAACTGAAAAACAAAAGAGATTTGCAGACTACTTTATTGAAACAGGAAATATATATCAATCAGCAATTAAAGCTAGATATAGTGAAACATATGCAAAAACACATGCATATAAATTGCTAGAAAATATCAGTGTAAAAAACTACATTGATAAAAGATTAAAAGAACTAGAGGAGAAAAGAGTGGCTTCAGCTACTGAAGTGATGCAATTATTAACCTCAGCTATGAGAGGAGAACTGGATGAGGAAGTAGTAGTTGTAGAAAGTATTGGAGATTATTGCTCTGAAGCTAGATTAGTAAAAAAGAAAATAGGATTAAAAGATAGAATAAAAGCTGCTGAACTTATTGGTAAAAGACATAGGTTGTTTACTGATAAAGTTCAAGTAGAAGGAGTAGTTCCAGTAATGATAGTAGGAGAAGATGAAATTGAAGATTAAGAAAGTAAGCTTACCCAAACTCATTGGAAAAGGATATAAAGATTATTGGAATTTTACTGGAAGATACAGAGTATGTAAAGGTTCCAGAGCATCTAAAAAAAGTAAAACAACAGCTTTAAATTTTATCTATAGACTTATGAAATATCCTGGAGCTAATTTGCTTGTAGTAAGAAAAGTGTTTAGAACTTTAAAAGATAGTGCCTATACAGATTTGAGATGGGCAATTAGACAGTTACAAGTTGATGATTACTGGGATTATAAAGAAAGTCCTTTAGAACTTATATACAAACCTACTGGGCAAAAAGTATTATTCAGAGGGCTGGATGAGCCTATGAAATTAACTTCCATAACAGTTGATGTAGGCTCATTGTGTTGGTGTTGGATAGAGGAATCCTATGAGATAACAAAAGAATCTGATTTTAATATGCTAGATGAATCTATTAGAGGACAAGTAAATGGAGATTTATTCAAGCAAATAACTTTAACTCTCAATCCTTGGAATGAAGGGCATTGGATAAAGAAAAGATTTTTTGATGCAGAACCTTGTGATGATATTCTAGCTAAAACTACCAATTATCTTTGTAATGAATTTTTAGATGAATCAGACTTAAGATTATTTGAGAGAATGAAAGCTGAAAATCCTAGAAGATATAGAGTAGCAGGATTAGGAGAATGGGGAATATCAGAAGGGCTTATATATGAGAATTGGGAAGAGAAAGAATTTGATATACAAGAAATTTTAAATAACATACCTGATATAGAGAGCAGTTTTGGGTTAGACTTTGGTTATACCAATGACCCTACTGCTCTTTTTTGTGGGCTAATTTCATTAAGTAGAAAAGAGATATATGTTTTTGATGAACTATATAAAAAAGCTTTAACTAATAGAATGATTGCTGATGAGATTACTAGTATGGGAAAAGCTAAAGAAAAAATAGTAGCTGATAGTGCAGAACCTAAGAGTATAGATGAACTATATGACTATGGACTGTATAGAGTTATACCAGCAAGAAAAGGAAAAGATAGTATAAATAATGGTATTCAATTTATTCAAGGATTTAAGATTATAATCCATCCAAGCTGTACTAACTTTTTAACTGAAATAAGTAACTACACTTGGGCCAAAGATAAATTTGATAAACCTATCAATAAACCTATAGATGATTTTAACCACTTAATGGATGCTATGAGATATGCACTAGAAGGATTTATTGAAGGAGATACATTTAGTTTTGATTAATAAGGAGGTGGAATAGTGTTAGGATGGCTTAGAAGTAAACTATATAGAGATAAAGTTGAGAAGGGCTCTGATAAAGATGTTAGATACTTAGAATATATAGTTGAAAGATTTTTGCATAGTAAAAAAAGATTAGATATGATTACTGGAGAAAGATATTATCTAGGACACCATGATATTCTGTGGACCAAAAGAGAAGTTATTGGGGAAGATGGTAGATTAACTGAAGTTGATAACCTACCAAATAACAAAAGAATAGATAACCAATATGAAAAGCTAGTAGACCAAAAGGTAAATTATCTATTAGGAAAACCACTTACTTTTCAAACTGATAACCAATCATACCAAGAGCAACTAAAAAAGGTATTTGGACTAGAGTTTCATAGAATTATTAAAAACCTAGGGGAAGATGCATTAAATGGTGGAATAGCTTGGATATATCCTCACTATAATGATAAAGGAGAGTTTGTATTTAAGAGATTTGAACCTTGTCAAATATTACCAGTGTGGAAAGATGAAGGGCATACAGATTTAGAATTTGTAATTAGAATCTATACCATTCAAGAATGGACAGGTTCAATGCTAGAAGATGTAGAGATAGTAGATGTTTACAGCTTAGCTGGAATAGATAGATATAAATATCATTATGGAGCTTTGAAATATGACTCACATTATAATTATTTTAATATAGGAGAAGAACAATTTAACTGGGATAGATTACCAGTTATTCCTTTTAAGTATAACTTACTTGAAAAACCTTTAATATTAAGAGTAAAAAACTTACAAGATGGAATTAATAAAGCCATTTCAAACTTTGAAAATAACTTAGATGAAAATCCTAGAAATTGTATCTTAATATTAAAAAACTATGATGGACAGAAACTAGGGGAGTTTAGAAAGAATTTATCTACCTATGGAGCTGTAAAAGTTAGAAATGATGGTGGAGTAGAAAAACTTACTGTTGAACTTAATGCTCAAAACTATAAGGATATTATAAAAATATTCAAAGATGCATTGATAGAAAATGGTAGAGGATTTAATGCTAAAGATGATAGATTAGGAAGTAATCCCAATGAAATGAATATTCAATCCATGTATGCTGATATAGATTTAGATGCTACTGGAATGGAAGTGGAATTTAGAAGTGGATTAGAGAAACTACTATATTTTGTTAATGCATATTTCAGCCATATGGGATTTGGGGATTTTGAGAATGAGAAAGTAGATATCATATTTAATAAAGATATTCTGGTAAATGAATCTCAAACTATAGCTAACTGTAAAGCTTCAGTTGGAATAATTTCTGATGAAACTATTATAGCTCAACACCCATGGATAAAAAATCCTATGGAAGAGTTAGAAAAAATTAAAAAGCAAAAAGAAGAAATCTATCCAGATTATAACTTTGGAAGTGGTTTGAATGGACCAAAAGAAAAATAAAGAATATTGGCAGAAAAGAGCTGATAGGCAAGAAAAAAAAGTTCATAAAGAGGGAGATAAATTACTTAAAGAACTAGATAAAAATCTTATTAATGCTAGAAAAGAAATTCAAAAATCTATTAATGATTTAGTAGTAAGGTACATGGATTTAACTGAACTTTCTTATGCTGATGCTATAAAGAATTTAACAAGTTCAGAGTTCAAAGAATGGAGAATGACACTTGAAGAGTATATGGCAGAGATAGAGAAGTTCAAGGGAATAGCTGAGGATATAGCTAATAAGTTAAAGCTAGAATTAGAAACCTTAGCTATGAAGTCTAGGATTTCAAGATTAGACACTTTAAAAGTTCAAATAGATATGGAACTCAATAGAAAAGCTTATGTAGAACAGGAAGCTCTCAAAGGAACTTTGGAAACTGTGTATAATGATTCTTATAGAGATATAAGACTGGATTTTGGAGTAGAGAGTTCTGTAGCTTATTTAGATAAAGATACTTCATCTGATTTGATAAACTACCCTTGGAGTGGAACAGACTTCTCTAACAGAATATGGGAGAACAGAGCAGCACTAGGAAGAGTACTTAAAGAGGAAATTATTCAATCTTTTATTCAAGGTATATCAGTTAAAGATTTATCAGACAAGATAATAGGGAGAATGAACTCAGATAGAAAAAATACAGAGAGATTAGTAAGGACTGAACTTAACTATGCACTTAACCAAGCTACTAAAAAGGGGTATGAGGATAGTGAAGTTGAAGAGTATGAGTATTTAGCTGAGATTGATAGTAGAACTTCTCCACAATGTAGAGAGTTAAATGGAAAAATTTTTAAATTAGAAGATGCTAAGGTAGGAGTAAATTATCCTCCTATGCATCCTCATTGTAGAAGTACAACTATTCCTGTTATAGAGTATGAAACATTGAAAGAATCTGAAAAAAATGGTATAATGGAAGAAAAAGATAGCATATTAGAGGGACTAGATAAAAAATTAACTAGAAAGAAATTTGCAGAAAAATTATTATCTAATTTAAAGCTGGAACATTTAAATGTTAGTGTAAAAAAATTAAACGCTAGAGGAAGTTGTGGATTAAATTTTGAAGTATTAGATTCAAAAAGTTCAAAATTAACAGTAAAAACTTATAATTTACAAAAAGATGATGACAGAAAGAAATATTATCAATTAAAAACAATATTTCATGAAGCATATCATGCTTTAGGGCATAATAAAGAGGTTGATTTTATATCAGTAAATTATGATTTTCAAAATTGGGCATATATAGATGATGTATTTGCAGAATGTTCAGCACATTATATGATGAAAAGAATGGGAAATAAAATTCCAATTTCTCCATCTTACCCAAAACATCTATCAGAAACATTACCTAAATTAAAAAAATTAGAAAAATTTAAGAAATGTAAAACTTTAGAAGATTTTGGAGAGATAGTTTGGAAAGATAGAATGAATGGATTAAATCCTAATTGGATAACTCTAAGAAAAGAGTTAGAAAATATAGAGATTGATAAAAGTTATTATGATACTTATTTAGAATATGCAAGAAAAAATAGAAGTAAAATTTATACCTTAATTAAAAGAAATTCTCCAAGTATCCCAAATGAAATAATTCAAAATATATTAGATAATGCTTTAAGTAAAAACAAAGGAGAAGAACAATTTTTTTCACTAATTATAGCAAATACAATGAAATTGAAAGGAGTGAAATAAATGTTGTATATTAATTATATAAAAGATAACAAAAATAAAGAAAAAATAGATGAAATTTTATTTGAAATGGGACTTACTACTGATTTAGTTTTAGAAGGAGTAAATGATAAATATGAGGAAGGAATAGAGAAGCTAAAGAAATTAGGAGAAGAAAAATTAGTAGAAGCTATTCAAAATGAGGAAATAGAGTTTTTCTTAGGATAAAAAATAATACTAAGATTCGAGCACTTAGAGAAATCTAGGTGCTTTTTTAATGCAAAAATATAAGGAGCGATAGGAATGAGAAAACAGTTTTTAACAACTGAAGTTGTAGAAGTAGAAGAAATGAGCTTAGCTAATTATTATGAAAGCGAAGGTCTTGGAAATGGGAAAACTTCGCAAGAAAGAGTTTATAGGATATTTCATAAAGATGGGAGAACAAGCATGTGTCCTAAAGATATCTTTTTAAGAAAAGCATACGAAATAGAGAATAATAAAATTCCAGAAAAACTAGTAGAGGATTTTATAGTAGAGAAAAATATTTATACAAAAATTATGTTTGGTAAGAAAACTACTGTGATGGAGTATAAACTAGCTAATGGATTTACTGGAATAGAATCAACTTCTAGTGTAGATGATAAAAACTATTCAGAGGAAATAGGAGCTGAAATTCTATTAGAAAGAGTTAAAAATCAAATATGGTATGGACTTGGATTTGCTTTAGGAATGGCAAATATAAAAAAAGAGGTGTAAAAATGGGAGAAATTTTTGCTTTTATCAATCATGAAAGATGGTACAAAATAGGGCAGGGAACTTATGCTAGTGGGATTCCTTGCTCTTTTTTATATAGAACTAAAAGGAGATGAGAGAAATGACACCAGCAGGATATTTATTTATAGGAACTATAGGAGGAGCAGTTATAGGTTTTATTTGTGGAGCTCTAAGAGAAAGAAAAGGTAAAAATAAAAAATACATTTTCTGGGGACCAGATATCAAAAAGGAGGAAAAATAAATGACTAAAGAACAATTAATAGCATTAGGACTCGGAGAGGAACTAGCTATAAAAGTAGCTGGAGAATCTAAAAAAGAGTTAGAAGGATATGTAGAAAGAGCTAAATATTTAGAGCTAGAAACTGAAAAAAATCAACTAGCTGAGAGTAATAAGTCATTAACTAAGAATTTAGAGGAGGTGAAAAAAAATGTAGGAGATAATGAGGAACTTAAAAAGCAAATATCAGATATGCAAGAAGCTCAAAAAGCTAAAGACAAAGAGTATGCTGATAATATAGAAAAAATTAGATTAGATAATGCTTTAGATATAGCACTAATGAGTGCAGGAGCTAAAAATAATAAAGCAGTAAAAGCATTATTAAATTTAGATGGAGCAAAAATAGGAGAAGATGGGAAAGTTGTAGGATTAGATGAGCAATTGAAAGTTTTAAAATCAGCAGTTGACTCATCTTTTTTATTTGAAGTAACACAAACACCTAAAGGTGGAAATCCAGCGGGAAATCCTGAAAAGAAAGTAAATTTCAATGAGATGACTTATTCTCAAATGGAAAAATATTTAGCAGAAAATCCAGGAGTAAAAATAGATTAAGGAGTGATGAAAAATGTCAAAATTTAATGAAAAAACATTTAATGGAGAAGCATTTGGTAAGTATGTAGATAGAATACCAAATCTAAAAAGAAATGAACTTTTAAAATCAAGAGCATTAAAAAGAAATGCTCAAATAGCTGAAGCTTTTAGTTCTCAAACAGGTACAGGATATGCTATTATCCCATTCTTTGGAAATTTAGGTGGAGTACCTGTAAACTATGATGGTAAGACTAATATTGATTCTGAAACTACAGATACATATGAAAGAGGAGTAGTTGTTACTGGAAGAGCTAAAGCTTGGACAGAAGATGACTTTTCTTATGATATTACTGGTGGAGTAGATTTTATGGACAATGTAGCAGCACAAGTAGCTGAGTATTGGGCTGGAATAGACCAAGAAACTCTATTAGCGGTTTTACAAGGAATATTCGCAATGACTGGAGCTGACAACTTAAAATTTGTAAATGGACATACTTTAGATATAAGTAAAGAAGCCTTTACTAAAGGATATGTATCAGCTACTACTTTAAATTCAGCAGCACAAAAAGCTTGTGGAGATAATAAATCAAAATTTTCTCTAATAGTAATGCACTCAAGTGTAGCTACTAATCTTGAAAACTTAAAATTATTATCTTATTTAAAGTTTACAGATAAAGATGGAATAGAAAGAGAGTTAAACTTAGCAACTTGGAATGGAAGATTAGTATTAGTTGATGATTCTATGCCTGTATCATTAATTGATTCTTTATATGTGAGATGTAATTCTACAGATGTAGGAGCTTTGAAAGTAACTACAGCTGGAGAAGGATTAGGAGAAGTAGCTTTAGCAACAGTTCAAGAAGATATTTCAGATATTAAAGAAAATGAGTATGTACAACATATTCAAAATGAAGCTATATACACTTCATACTTATTAGGAGAAGGGGCAATAGACTATGAAAATATAGGAGCTAAAGTACCATCTGAAATGTCAAGAGACCCTAAAACAAACGGTGGGCAAACTACACTCTACTCAAGACAAAGAAAAGTATTTGCACCATATGGAATCTCTTATACTAAATCATCTCAAGCTTCATTATCTCCAACTGATGATGAGCTAAAAGCAGGAGCTAACTGGGAGTTAGTAAATAATAAATCTACATCTAAGAAAAAATACATAAACCATAAAGCTATTCCTATTGCTAGAATTATATCAAGAGGATAGTGATTATAATGACAATAGAAGATGGAATAGCATTAAAACTAAGAATTTTAAAATGGGAAGAACAGGAAGATGATTCTCAACTTTTAGAACTTTTAGTTGAAAAAGTAATAGATGGAATTAATAATTTTACTAATCAGAATTATACTTTAGAAACTATTCCATCTACTATTAAAAATATTGTTATAGATAGAACTATTGGCGAGTTTTTATTTTTGAAAAAAAACTCTGGGGCTTTACCTGAAATTGATAGTGAAAGAATAGAGAAACAATTACAGGTAGGAGATACTTCAATAACCTATGTAACAGAAGGAATATTAACTTTAGAACAAAGATTAGATAAAATTATAAACTACTTGATAAATATTGGAGAAAAAGATTTAATTAAATTTAGGAGACTCATATGGTAGATAAATTATATACTGATACTTTTTCTATCTATAGATCCATAACCAAAGATGATGGTTATGGTGGAACTGTAGAAGAGGAAGTATTGATATCTGAAAATAATAAGTGCAGATTATCTAAGTCTACTATAAAAGGCTCATCTAATACTCTTATAAACAGTTCTGAACAAGAATTTAGATTATTTATACCTTTATCAACAGAAGTTCTCCAAAATGATAGATTAGAAGTTCACAGAGGTTCTAGCAAATATATAGCTAGAGCCTCTTTTCCTTTTAAATACTATGATGTAATCCCTCATCAAGAGGTAGTCTTGAAAGAAGTGATAGAAAATGTCGATTAATGGTATGGATGAATGGTTAAAGAAAATAGAGAGTTTGAAAACTGATTTTCCAAAAGAAACTGAAAAGTTTTTAAAGAAAAAAGCTAATGAGATTATAAGAGAAACTAAGAAACTGACTCCAGTCGATACAGGAACTCTTAGAAATGCTTGGCAAAGAAAAAATGGTGGAAGTTTTAAGCAAATAGTCTATAACAACACTACCTATGCATCACATATTGAATTTGGACATAGAATCATAAGAGGGAAAAGAGTAGTGGGAATAGTAAGAGGTAGACATATGTTACACAAAGGGATAAATAGAGTTAGAATGACTTTTTATAGAGATTTAGAAACTATGTATAAAAACCTAATAAGTAGGTGATATAGTGAAATTTTTGGATTTTAGAAGAGCTTTAACTCAAAAAATAAAAGCTCTTGGGTATGAAGTAAGATATGATGATATCAACAAGGGAACTAGACCTTGTTTTTTTATTGATCTTATAGATTATCAAAAAGAGTTCAATAGTAATTATAGAGAATTTAAGAAACTAGACTTTGATATTATCTATATTCCAGAAAAGCAAGAAGGAAATACAACTGAAATATATTCAGCTTTAGAGGATTTAGATAATAACTTTGAGGTTGCAGGAAATAAAATTCTTGTAGTTGCTGATGAAGAGGTAGAAAAGAGATATTTAACTATGAAAAATGTAATGATGCATGAAGTTGATAAGTTAGGACACTATCAATTCAGTATAGAACTATATGATAGATATGGAAAACCTATTGATTATGAATTAATGCAAGAATTACACTTAAATTTTAACAAAGGAGATGATAAATAATGGCAGGAGCTATAAATCCTACTCCAGATATATCAGTTGTTTTTAAAACTTTAGCAACAACAGCTATTCAAAGAAGTGAATTGGGTATCTTATATATAGTTTTAAAAGATGAAACTAGTACTGAAAAATTTACTACTATTACTACAATAGCTGATATAGATACTAAAAAATGGAGTGAAAAGTCACAAAAATTAATTCAGTTAGCTATGCAAACTTATAGTCCTAAAAAGATAGTAGCAGTAAGACAGGAAGCAGAAGAAGATATTAATACTATTCTTGGAACTTTTAAAAGTAGAAAGATGAATTGGTTAGCTTGTCCTAATGCTGAAAGTGAAGAGGATGGAAAAGTTGTTACTTGGGTAAAACAAGTATTTGGAACAGAAAAGATATTGAAGACTGTAAAATATGTAAGTTCATTTGCTACTAATTCAGACCACCCAGCAATAATAGAACTTGCTAATACTGGAACTTATAAATCTAAACTTGGAGATTTTACAGCTCAAGAATATACAGTAGCAATAGCTGGTTTATTTGCTGGATTACCTTTAAATAGAAGTGGAGATAATATAGTTATGTCTGATTTATTAGAAGTAACAGATGTAGAACCAGCACTTGGAAAGCTATCATTATATAATGATGATGGAAAAGTTAGAATCAATATGGCTGTAAACTCTAAAACAAAATTTGATAGTACTTGGAAATCTGATACTAGATACATTAAGATAGTTGAGGGGATGTGTATTGTAGTTGATGATATTAGAGATACATTCAAAAATTATTGGCAAGGTATCTATATCAATAACTATGATAACAAAATGAATTTTTGCTCTAATGTAAATAAAGTATATTTTAAAAATTTACAGCCAAATGTATTGGATGCTGATTTTGATAATAAGATTGAGATTGACTTTGAGCAACAAAAACAAGCAATAGTATTAGATGGAAGATATGACCCAGAGGAAATGACAGAGTTGGAAATATTGAAGTTCAATACTGGAGCTGATGTTTATTTATCTGGAAATGTTATGTTTGCTAATACAATGGTTAATCTTAATTTAGTCATAACAATGTAAGGAGGTAGAGTATGGAAGAGGTTTTAAGAGGGAATCAGACACTTTCAGGAGCTCATGGAACTTTGTGGATAGATAATTTAAAGTGTATGGAAGTATCAAAAATAGAATCTAAAGTTATAGCTAATAGAAAGGAAGTTCAATTAGGATTATCAGTAGATAGTAAAATAACTGGACTTAAAGGAGAGGGAACTTTAGAGGTAAATAAGGTTTATTCGAGAAGTGCAGAGATATTAAGAAATTGGAAAAAAGGAAAAGATGTAAGAAGTAGATTAGTTGTTTCTATAAAAGACCCTGATGCTAAAGGTGGACAAGAGGAAAGAGTATCTTTAGATAATGTATGGTTCAATGAGTTAGCTTTAGCAGCTTTTACCAGAGGAGAAGGAATAGGAGAAACATTTCCATTTGGATTTACACCAGATGATGCTGAATATGAAAGTGAAATTAAGTAGGAGGGAAAAATGGCCATAGTTAGTATAGAAGATATTTTAACTAAATCTAAGGAACTTGAAAAAAATCAAGAAAAAGCTTTAGAGATAGAAATAAAAAGGCTAGGTGGAAGTATTAAATTAAAAAAAATAAGTAGAGTGGAGTATTTAGATATTTTAAGTAGTAACTCTAGTGATAAAGATGCTGAGACTTTATATGGAGCTTGTATAGAACCTAAATTGAGTTCAGATAGTATTATTAATAGTTTAGAATGTAAAGATAATCCTGAGTTGGTAGTAAATAAATTATTTACCCATGCTGAAAAGACCTCTATAGTAAAGTTACTTTTAGAAGAGAGTGGAATAACAGGAGATAACTTAATCACCAAGGTTGCTGAAGATATAAAAAAGTAATTAGTAGTAATTGGATAGCTTATACTTACTCTGAATATATAAAGAAAGGTTGGAAATTAAAGGAATTAGAAGAGCTTAGTTTTAAGGAGCTAGCTTTTCTTTTCTCATCTCTTGACAAATAATATCCTGTATAGGATAATCTCTAATATAGGGTATTATTTAAGGGAGATGATTTTTATGAAAAAGTTAGGAGTTATATTTCTTTTATTTCTAAGTATTTTTTCTCTAAGTTTTAGTAGAAGTCGAGTAAAATTAGCAGAAGAAATTCCTTGGGAATTGGAGTATACTTATAATAAGTACGGAGAAAAAGAAAAAATAAAAGGAGCAGTTTATGGTCAATGGGCAAGATTAGAAGAAATTTATGTAGATAGAAATGGAATAACGATTTCTATTGTAGGACAAGCTTATATGATAAGTAGTTTACATAGTGAAATAGTAAAAGTATCATTTTTGTTTGATTCAAAAAAAGAAATTATAATTGATGATTTTGAAGAAACAAAAACAGAAGGATTAATTGGAAAAGCGGTTTTAATAAAAAATTCAAATGAAAAATATAAACAAATTATAAATTGTATAAAACAATCTAATAAAATGTCAATTTTGTTAGAAGATGAAAAAGGTGGTTCAGCTCTTTTTTCTAATATAAATAATAAGGGTTCTAACTCCGTTTTAACTAAATTAGAAAATAGCTTTTAATAGATAAACAGGCACTTAGTTTTTACTAGGTGCTTTTTTATTTGAATTTAGGAGGTGATAAAGTGGCAGATAATTTTATTTTAAGTGCAGTATTAGAGTTAAAAGACAAATTCACAGGTGCAATAGAAGGTGCTAGAAGAAGTGCTATTGGATTTGAGAGAACTTTTAGAAATACAGCTTCTGTAGTTCAAAGTTCAGCAAGTAGAATTAATAGTGGACTAGATAAAATGGGAACTGTAGTAAACAAAATAAGTGGAACAGTAGTTAAATTAGGAGCTATTGGAGTTGCTGGAATAGGTGGGCTTGGTGCTTATGCTATAAAAGGAGCTGCTGATATGGAGAAGTATAGAAATGTATTAGAAACTGTACTTAAAGATGAGAAACAAGCGGCTGAAACAATGACATGGGCTAATAAGTTTGCTAATGTTACTCCATTCCAAAATGCAGAGGTAATAGAGGGAGTTGTAAAGCTAAGTTCATATGGATTAGATAAAGAAAGTATTCAATATATTGGAGATATGGCATCAGCTATGGGAAAACCACTTATGCAAGCAGTTGAGGCTATAGCAGATGCTCAAACAGGAGAGTTAGAGAGATTAAAAGAGTTTGGATTGACTAAAGATATGATAGCTGAGTACTCAAAAAAAGTAGGAGATGGAGACCTTATTAATGCTAAAGGACAGATTACTGATTTAAAGGCTTTTAACATAGTTCTAAAAGATTTAATAAATCAAAAGTTCGGTGGAGCTATGGAGAAACAAGCTAATACTTTCTATGGAGCTATGTCTACTTCAATAGGAACTATGAAGAGTGCTATAACTCAAATAGCTGGAATAGGACTTGATGGTAAGGTTATAACAGGAAGTATGTTTGACTATATTCAGCAAAAGGCTGTTGGGCTAGCTAATCATCTTGTAAAAATGCAAGAAGATGGAACTATAGATAGATGGACAAGAAGAATAGGAAGTGCCTTTGAGCAAATGATTCCTCAAATAGAAAGTGCATGGAAGAGTTTTAAAGATAACTGGAGTAAAGAGGATATAGAAAATATAATTAGTGGAATAGGTTCTACCATAAAGGGATTTAGTGATACTATTACAGCCTGTAAAAATCTTATAAATAATTTTTCAGAAGATGGGATAGGTGCTTTTAGAAAATTTGCTGATGATTTACCACCAGTTTTAAGTAAAGCAGTTAAAGGAATAGCTTTAGCAACTACAGCAATTATAGGATTAAGAGCAGCAGCAGGAGACCCAATAGCAATAGCTCAATTAGCAGTTATTGGTGGTGGAGTAGTAGGAGCTGGAATAGGAAACTTCTTAGGGAAAACATGGGCTGATTTTGAAAAGTGGAAGGATGGATATGATATTCCAATAGTTTCAACTAATTTTGAAACTTATAACCAAGATAAAAAGAAAAAAGATGAACTCCAAAAGTTAGGATTTGAACCATTTCAAAAATTTACTGGAAATAGTATGGAAGATATCTACAATAAACTTTATAATACTTCAAATAATAAAAATGTAACTATAAATAATTCTCCAGTTATAAATCTTAATGGAACTAATTTAACTCCTGAAGAAGTAGGTAAAATAGTTCAAAGAGAACTAAATATAGGAGCTGAAGGACTTTATCTTAAATATCTAGGAGGAATGTAATATGAAACCTACATATATCTTAGCTGATGGAATGAAACCCTTTGTTTTTGTTATTCCACCATTAGATTTAGAGGTAAAAACTTCTCAAAAAACAGAGAAAATAGATATTATATCCTATGGAGAAAAGAATAAAACTGGAAAAAAGAATGTAGAATCTATTACTTTTAGCTCTTTCTTCCCTAATTTAGATAGTAATTTTTATTCATTAGTAAATCCTTTAACTCCAATACTAGCAGTAGAAACTTTAGTAAATTGGAAAGATACAGAAAAAGTCTTAACTTTTATGGTTCCAGAGTTTTTAATATCTAAGAAAGTTCAAATTACAGAGTTTAATTATTCTATCAGAGAAAGAACTGGAGATATAGATTTTTCTATAACTTTGACTGAATATAGAAGTCAAGGTAGACAGTCAAATTTATTAACAGGACTATTAGAGAGGTTATAGTTATGATAATTGAAAATAATGGAGTTAAATATCAAAAATGTTTTCAAAGAGTTACTTGGAATGGTGGAATAAATGGAACTTTTAGAACTTTAGAATTTGAGTGTGAAGATATCTACTCTAATTTTAAAGTTGGAGATAAAATTAGTTTTAAATTAGAAAATACAGATACTCTTTTTGAAGGAAGAGTTTTTTCAGTAAGTAAGACAGCTAATTCATCAGTTGTTACCATAAAGGCAGTAGATAACGGAATATACTTAAATAGAAACCATTTTGTAAAAAACTTCTATAATAAAGTACCAAGTGAAATAGTAAAAGAAATTTGTGGAGAATTAAAATTATATATAGGAAGATTACCACAAGATACAGTAAAATGTACTTTCCCAGCTATTGATAGAACAGGATATGAAATACTTTTAATGGCTTATACTATTCAACATAATAAAGATAAAAAGATATATTCAGTAGCTTGTAATAATGGTAAAATAGAGATTTTAGATGAAAATGTAATGCTAGAAACAGAACTAACTAGCTATGATAATATAAGAGATACTGTATTTAGAACTGATTTAGACAGAATGGTAAACCAAGTAGTTGTCTATAAAACTGATGGAAACAATGGACAAATAATTGATAAAGTGGCCAATGAAGAGAATAAAAGTAAATATGGATTATTCCAGGAAGTTTTACAGTATAATGAGGATATGAATAATATTCTCAATGCAAGAGATATGTTAAAAGGTTTAAATGAGAGGGCTACAGTAGTAGTAGATGGAAATGTTAATCTTCAAGCTGGATATACAGTAGCAATTAAAGAAGAGAGAACAGGCCTTTATGGAACTTTTTTAATAGCTGAAGATACACACACTTGGAAAGATGGAGATTATGAAACTAGGATAGAGTTAGTTTTTGAAAATGCTATGGATAAAATAGCATTAGAAACAGAGAGAAGTAAAAGAGAGAAAAAAGAAGAAGCTTATAAATTTAAAGATGAGAAATTATCAAAAGAATACGAGGAGCAAAAATGAATTGGCAAATAATATTATCTAAGATTTTAGATGAAATAAAAAGAAATAAAAATATCACTCAAGTGATAGCTAAAGTTGAATCTCCACCACCAAATTTAACTCTTAAATATGCTGAACAAGTAATTCCATCAAAACAAATATATTGCTCTAACTATTTATTACCTCATTATCATAGAAATTATAAAATAGATGGGATAATAGACAATATAGAACTTACTACAAGAGAGATTTCAGGAACTTTAAAAAATATATCTTTGAGCAATAGTACAAGTACAAATCCAGCTGGAGAGGGACCACATTCTCATGAAGTACCAAGTATCAATGCTAGCGGAAGTTTTGAAAGTAGTGGAGAAGGAAGTGGAGCAATCAAAGGTAATGGAACTTATCAATCTCATAAAGATTTATGGTTAGAAGATACTTTAAAACAAGGAGATGAGGTTCTAGTAAATATAGTTGGAGTTCATTGGGTAGTGGTTAGTAAGATAACTAAGATGCCAAGTGGAGCAATAGAGGGGGTATAGTATGGCAGGATTTGAAATATTTACAGATACACAGCAAGTAATAGTTGAAGCTGATTTACCTCTCTTCAAAGAAATAGCAATAGATTTTAATACTGGAGAGCCTATTTTACAAAATGGAGAAGTTATAATTCTTGAAAAAACAGAAGCTTTAAAAGTTTGGGTATGGAAAACATTAAAAACTGAAAGAAATAGATATTTAGTCTATTCTGAGGATTATGGAAATGACTTAATAGAAAATATAGGACAAATATATGATAAAACTACTAAAGATGCTTTAATGATAAATGAAATTAAAACTTGCTTATTAGTTAATCCTTATATAACTAATGTCTATAATTTTTCTATAGAAGGTGGTAGAAGTCCTATTATTAGTTTTAATGTAGATACTATATATGGAACTGTTGAAAATGAGGTGAACACAAGTTTATGGAGTATGTAGTTAAATTAGATTTACCTGAAGAGTATCAGATTAAAAATGATATTTTAAATAATTTAGAATATGAAGTAAGTAAAATAGAAGGTGGATATGCATATGATGTAGCATCAGCTCATGCTAAAAAGTTAAAAGAGATATATGATAAATTAGCTGAGATCTTTCCAGAATTATTCCCTTGGAGTTGTACAAAGGAACCATATCTTTCTATGCATCTACAAACATTTGGATTAACTAGAAGAGGAGCTGTAAAAGCAAGAGGAGAAGTTACAATAACAGGTAAAGTTGGAGTTATTCTAAGTCCTGGAATAGTTGTTATTTCAAGACTTGGTATTAAGTATGAAACTATAGAAAATGGAGTAATAGGAAGTAATGGAGAATCAGTAGTAGCTATTGAGTGCCAAGAGGCTGGAATAATTGGAAATTGTGGTATAGGAGATATTACTACTTTTGAGATTGCTAATACAGATATTTATGGAGTTACTAATAAAGAAAAAATAGAAAATGGAGCTGATATTGAATCAGTTGAAATGGCAAAAGAAAGGATGCACGAAAAAGCATCTATGCCAGCTCATAGTGGAAATAAAAATAATTATATATTATGGGCTAAAAGTGTAGCTGGAGTGGGTAAAGTTACAGTATGGGGAGCAAGAGAAAAAGAAGGAGTTAATGCAGGACAAGTAGAGATAATGATATCTGACTATAGTTATGGAGTAGCTGATGAAGAACTAGTAGAAGATGTTCAAACTTATATAGATACAGTTAAAATTATCAATGCTGATGTTACTGTAAAATCTTTTAGAGCTAAGAATATAACTATAGCTGGAGAGATAAAACACTCTTCATCTAGTGAGATTGAAACTATAAAAGAAGATTTCAAAAGATTACTTCAACAAAAATTAACAGAAGATAATTTTGTATTAGATGGAGTATTATCAATATTTAAGGTAGCTAATTTATTATTCCAAGTTGATGGAGTTATAGATTATCAAAATTTTACTCTTAATGGAACTACAGCCTCTATTCAATTAACAGATGAAGAGGTTGCAGAACTTCAGGAGGTGAATTTTACTGAATGGATATGATAAAGATGATAGGAAAAGCAGCTAGAAATGGATTTTTAGTTGCTTTTTTTAATGCTCTTCAAAAAGAAGATGCTAAATTAGATATGACAGTAGAAAATTTTATTTCCTATGCAATCCCAATAATGTTTAACGAGTTTACAGTCCCCGTTTGGGAAAAATGGCTAAGTTTATCTCAAGAAACTACTTGGACACTACAAGACAGAATAGAAAGGATAATCTATACTATTAACTCTAATCAAAGTTGTACTGAGCAATTTTTAGAAGAACAAGCAAATATTTTTACTAATGGAGAAATAGCCATAGAACAGCAATTTGCTTTATATAATTTTATAATTCAATTCACAAGTATGATAGGAACTCCACCAAATATTGATAACTTTAGACAAATGGTAGATATAAATAAACCTGCTCATTTGACTTATGATATTAAGTATAGATATAGAACTTGGGGAGAATTAGAGCCTTTTACTTGGGAACAATTAGAAAAGTATACTTGGCAGCAATTATATGAAGAACCAATTTTAACTTAAAGAGGAGGAGGGATTAAATGAGAGTTTCTAAAAATTTAAATATGAATCTTCCAGAGAGAAATGATAGTGTTAGAGTATTGGAAAATATAACTGAAAATCTTGAAATTATAGATGAAAATTTTGAAAGAACAACATCAAAAGAAATGCAGGAACTGGTAGAAAAATATAAAATTAAGGAGGAATGATAATTTTGAAAGAAATGATTGTATATTGGGATATTCTAAAAAATGTAAATTTTTATCCTATATTTTTCCTCCAAGGAGATTATGGAATAGGAATTCTAAAAATAAATTTAAAAAATTTAGAAAATTTTCAGGGTAATCTTAGAGCTGTATTTTGTAGTTCTAATAATCCTACTGAACCTTATGTAGTTGAGAAAGAAATAGATAGTACAATAAATACTAATATAGATATTGATATTCCAAATGAAATATTACAGGGATTTGGAAAAGTATATTGTAGATTAGTATTAAGAAGTTCTGATAGAGGAAAGATAGTAGGTAGTATTCAAGAAGTATATTTCCATGTTGTTGAAAAAAAAGATTGGGAATTTCTAG